ACTTTCATAAATAATTTGTTTTTTATTTTTTGAATTACAATATTTTTCGTGATATTCACATTTTCTTTCTTCTATAAACTCTTTTTCACAATATTCACACACCCATAGTTCTTCATATTCTTCATCACTATCCGTTTCCCAACATTCATTTTCTTGACAATCTTTTGCAAAATGTCCTCCTTTCCCACAAATAAAACATTTATCATTTGTTCCATTACTCATTTGGTGTAAAATATCTTTTTGAGATTTGGATAATTTTACAGAAACAAATGAACCACCGCGAACATTATTTATCCCATATTTATCCATATAAATTCTTGTATATTTGTCTTCATCATAATTATCGCAATTAGGGTTAATTTCTAAAACTTTTAATGGTTTATATATTTTAGTCCATTCTGAACCATTTGAATTAAAATGGGATTCTAACCTGAATTGGGGATTATTTGTTTTTCCAATATAATATTTCCCTTTTTCTAATTGAAGTATGTATATGAAAACCATTATGGAGATATTATTTATAATATCATAAATAATATTTAATTCAATTTTATTAATTAATGCGGCGTTTGAAATGTTAAAAGGTGTAAATTTCAATTTTCCACAGCATCAGCTTTCAAATAATCAACACTTCTTTTCCTCATATTATAATTTAAACAATACATCAACAGGGATGGATGCAGCTCATTCACGTATTTAATAACAATAGTGTTTGTCACAAAAAACTTTTTCTCTCTAAGGTCATTCAAATAGTGTTGATGAATATTATACATATGACCCCTGTATTGTTGAGAAAATTCAATAAGCGGCTTTTCTTTTTTAATATAACAAGACTTGTAATTTAAAAAAAGTGTTTCCGTAAACAAATGCACTTGGTCCCTAAAGGCAGAAAACTCCTTCTTGTTTTCTGGATAAAATTTCAAAAAATCACCAACTCTTCCTTCTTTTCTTAAAGACAAATACTGATACTGAAGCTTAGGTTGGTTACCCCTTAAACTTCGAACCTGTTCATAAACAGGATTCCTAATTTTTGCACGTTGACCTGTGACGACATTGTATAACACAACCCCTAATACGTCATAAGGTGTATTCATGGAAGCATATTTCTCAATCAAGTCCGCATACTTATCAAATTCATATACTTGCGGAAATTGAATAGTTGCACCATCCCAATCATGGTTCTTTACATCTTTAATATCTATAGAATACACCAAAATATTATCTTTATTGCTATTATCAATATGATACAATGCTACTAAATATAAACTTGGTTTATGAAATGGGACAACAATGCGATTTTGAGGATGTTGCAAAACAAAACTATAACTGTATGATGGGTTTAGTTTTTCTAGGTTCAAATTATTTTCCTTTGCCGCTTCTAAAAACATACTTCTAAATGTTTTTGCGTTAGCACTCTTATAAAAACTTGAAGTTGCCCCCACTGTATTACGTGTCGAGATTTCCCAAGAACCGCTCAATCCAATGGTTGGGTCCCAAAACACATTAATCATTGTTCCTTCAATAAATTCTTCAGCCCGAATGGTTTCTTTATTTTCAGGATTTTTAAGAATAAACTCGTCTGTTGGAATAGACTTAGGAGGTGCAAATGAAACTACTTTATTATCACTATTTAGTATAACCGACCTACATAATCCATAGGTATAAACTAAATCTACACTCAAAAACTGTTTGTCGTATCGAATAACTTTATACTTTTGATTATTCGTCCTACATTCCACTTTATTTAATTTTAGTATATTTAAAATTTCGGCATCGTCATTATTCATGATTTCATTAAATCCTGGAAGTAAAGATAAATTAGCAAAAGGAAGAGGGGATGAATTCATATTTCAATAATATATATTATTTTTTTGTCTTTAAACTATATTTTAATATTGATTTTTACTTAAGCATAAAAATTTCTATAATAAATATAGAACCGAAATGTTATCAAACGAAAAAGAAAACGAAGAATACGAAGAAAACGATAAAACAACGGCTAATCCAGAGGGTAAAAATGATACTGTATTAGAGTTGCAACTTGGTGATGTTATACAAATTTTCAACCCTTTAAATGAAAATCTAGATAATAAAATATTCATCATTGATTATATTGATAGTTCAAAAGCTTATTTAATTGACACTGATTCACTTGATAGAATTAAAATTAAAATATCTGCAGACGGAACATTCGGTGATGGCAATATAACAAAAATCGCCATTTTAAGTAGAAGTGAAACCGCCAGCTATGCAAAACAAAATGATTTACTACCAGGTAAATGGATACATATTTATTTTGGCGGCGACTATCCTGCTATCATTTCAGGTGAAATTACTAATTTAGAAGAAGATATGATTGAAGTAAAAACGGTTGATGGTGATATTTTATATATTAACTTCGAATATAAAGGCATTCCTGAAAATTTACCTATTGAAACTATTGAAATTACCACAAAACCCTCAGAACCAATCAAGGAGACAGATATAGAAGAACGAGAACGAGAAGAACAAGAAGAAGAACGACGAGACCAACAAGAACGAGACCAACGAGATGAAGAAAATATTCCTAACCTTGAAAAAGAACTCGAATTGATTGATACGAAAAAACTTCAAATAAATATTCCAATCACAAGTGTAAAAAATCAATTAAGAGAGATTATTTTAAAGGCTGACCAAATTAAATTTGGCGATGAAGACTTCGGACCTGTAGTGCAATTTGTGGATGTCTCTAGTAAATCTCAGAGGTTCAGCATTGAAACCCAAGTGTCGGATTTATTAGATGAGTTATTATCAACTATACCTAATGCAGAAAGAACTCCTAGAGTTCTCAATAATATTCATATAATGATTGAAAGATTTAAACAATTGAGAGAGAAATTCTCCTTTTATGATGAATATGGTAATATTGAAGGAGCAGTAGTCGTAGCAGCTAATTATAAACCTCTTGTAAACTATTTTGAACATTTAAAACGCAACCTTTACTGGATTTTGCCTGTGGTTAAAAATATAAAAAAAATATATAATTCAAATAATGTGTATGACGAGAATACAGATGTTGTTAATATATCACTAAACGATGATTTAAGCAACATAACTGAAATGCTTGACAGATACAAGTCTAATACTATGCCAATAGACCAAAATAAATATGCTACTTTATACTCTGACTTGAACCCATACTTTACACCATTTGATTTAATTGGTGATGAAGATATTGGGGGTATTTTAATAGAAAAAATGGTAAAAAATGATATAAATGTTGTTATTGACAACTTAGAAGATTTTTATTCCTCCGTTTTTAATAATAATAATATTAGAACGAGACGGTTTGTCATTGAAAAATACAATCTTGGATTATCAAAGTTAGATACAATTGAAACCACAAATAGCCGTTTAAATACGAAACGTGTTCAAATAAACAAACCAGACACAATGTCTATAAAGTCTTTTTTATTTTTACCAGAACCAACTATTCGTTTTTCAAAAGTAAATCTTCCAGGCACAGATATTTTAACAAAGGCTAATTTAAATTTAGTATTTTTAAATTACTGGGAATTTTTGAAGAAAAAAACAGATGTGAACAATATTTTTATAGATACATTAGAAAATGACATTGAATTTAATGAAAATAATTTTGCAAATAATATAAAACAATATATCTTAAATTTAGTAGATGAAGAAATTACTGGATATACTAAAAATGATATTTATTCCAAATTTGTGAATCAAATTATACCCAAAACAAAGATATTATTCAATTTAATGAAAAAATATATTAACGGTAAACTTTCCATTGTAGATGTAGTGTCTTATCTAGAACCATTTTTAGTTTACTCAGACCATTTGACCTATATGCAGTATATCGATATAATCAAGTTTATTGATTCTAGAATTTCAGAATATAATATTAATTTTGTCGAACGGTCCAAATTATTCTCAGTACTTACAAGAATTAAATCTCAAGATGTAGTTCCATCCAAGGCTTATACTATTATTAATATTTTAAATGATAGAATCAAAAATGAAATTTTTCAAGATTACGATATAACCATTAATAAAAATGTATCCAACTTTACAAATTCAGAGTTAATTCGAAAAATAACATTAAAAGACAATGGAAGACTTTATACAACTGGGTTATCATTACAAAACGTCCAATTGATGTTTCCAAACGATATATCCAGCATTTTTGAAGACGACAAAAAAGCCCTAGAAAATAAACAAAAAAATGAAGAAGACAATGATAACTGCAAAACAAGGATTGTGGCAAAGCAATACAATTCATTAGAACAATTAAACCAAGACAATAATGCTATTATTTATTTTGATAAAAGATATGACAAAACAGATTACGGATTACTAGAAACCAATTATGAAAAACAAGTGCTAACAATGACAACCGAGGATTTAAAAGTATACATCATAAAAGATTTAATGGTGAAAAAACAAATGTCGGAAAAGGACGCAAATTATTTAGCCGAGACATTGGTCGATGGGCATAAAAAGGTGCTAGATGGTCAATATGCTACCTTATATAAAAAAAATAGTCCATCCAGTGCAGCTGACGTTGAGTACTATGTCCGTGAAGAAAATAAATGGGTTCTTGACAATGAAATGAGTACGAGTGATACAACAAATAGTGACGACGCAAATATATTATGTAATTTACAAGAAAAATGTATTAGCGTTCCGGATAAGGGAAATGATACTTGTGAAAGCGTTACTTTAAATGAGGTTCAGATTCAAAACAAGTTATTAAAAGATGTAATGAACGAGTTTGATACTAAATATAAAATTTCAAAAGAAGGATTCGAAAATGAAATGAAAGAACAATTTGAATATTACTCTTCTATTATTGGCGCTCTTTCTAAGATTGAAACATATAATTTGTTAAAATACAACAATCAAAAATATAAGTTAGGTGTCGGTATTGAAGAAGAAACATCTATAAATCCTATATCGCCAAACGCTAAGCTGTTAAATCTTATTTTAAGTCAAAGCGATTTTGTGAAAAAACAATATGATATAGTGAAATTTGTGAATTTATACACACGCCAACATATTTCAAATATGATAAATAATGAAGGCATGGGAAGTATTGAAGATATTCATTGGCTATATTGTCCAAAAACAAATGTGAAATTGTTGCCGGTTTTTAAGTTTGAGTTGGCGACAGAATATATTAGAAACCCTAATGGATATAAAGACTTTTTAGACCTGTTAAAATCCAAAATAGGCAAACTCAGTGATGATGGAGATGTGTGGTGCGATAAATACACCGGATGGCCTATTTGTCCTGTTGATTTTGATATTGAAGAAGGATACGAAGAAGGGTTTAAAGTTTCAACGCGCGGAGAAATAGAACAAGATGCTGGCAATAAAATCACTTCTGCCACAGGCGAAGCTACGTTTAAATACGATACACCAGAAACAAAAATGATTAATAATATTGTAAATGCATTATCCGTTGCAATGGGAATTAATATGGAAAACCAAAAGGAATTTATAATCAATTGCGTTCTATCAGCATTAAGAGATACATTAGAAACCGAGGCGGATTACAAAGAAAAGGTGAAAGAAATGGCAAATAAAGGAAAAAAAATCGCGTCATACAAGGACTTTTATAACACTGCTATTTTATATTTTACTATTGGCATGTATTTGATTGCGGTTCAAACAGCTATACCATCTATAAAAACAAGAAAAACACATCCTGGTTGTGTCAGGTCGTTTACCGGTTATCCATTTGAAGGTGCAGGCGACTTATCTAGTTTAACTTACTTAGTTTGCGTAGCTTATGATATAAGAGAGTCTGGCGAACCATGGAATGTTTTAAAAGGGAAAAAACTTGATATTATAACAAATAAACTAAAAGCTTCCATAAACGATATTTTACTGCCAATTTCTGATGTAAAAAGAAAAATAGAAGAAAAAACCGATTATTTATTAACGAATCAATCCAATGAAATACCAGAAGAACACGACATCGCGAAATGGACGCAATTTCTTCCTCCACTAGTACCATTTAAAATTAAACATCTAACAAATATTTCTCAAGAATTTAAAAGTTCTTTAATACGCGATTTAAGAATTGGGTCACCAAACCAAAGAGAAAAACTACTTGTAACAAATTCAAAAATTATACAATTCTCTCTAGCCATTCAAGAAAAAATACAAGCAATAGTAAAAAATCGTCAACTGATTCTGCATAATTCAAATAATGAACCTTATATTGAAAACGCGTGCTGTGAAGGTCCAGAGGACGAAACTACTATTGGATATTTTGAAAAAAATGACCCAACTATAAGAGAATACAATCAAATAGTTAAGAATCTATCAAATATTATGGCTGATGTATTAAGCTATTCAAAAGCTGGTCTATTCTATAGTAATATTAATACTAAAAATAAATACCCGCCTATAAGTAATGCTTACGATGAACGTATTATATATTTATCATTTATTCATTTTTGCAAGTTTAAATCGTTAATGCCCATTCCAGAAGATTTATTACCATTATGTACTGATAAACCAGAGAATACATTAATTAATCCAAATGATTCTATAGACAGAATTATTCAAAAACTGAAGGACGATGGCAGAAATTATACAAATGAGCAATTGTTAAGACTTTTGCAGTTAATTGGCAGGAATAATATAATAAATATTAATTTAGATTCGCAAGAAGTTTCATATATCGCAAAATTAACTGGTTTATTAGAAGCCATTCGAGATGAAAATGACGAAGTAGTTGAAGGGTCATTCATTGATTTAATTTCTGGTGTCTTGGATACATTTGATATTGCTACTAATGAAACGACAAAATCAACTAGAGACTTAAATAACTATTTAATAAAAGCGATTTCATCAATAAAAGAAGAAATAATTGATTTTATTGAAAAAAATAGTGGTTCAACAACAACCAAAAGTTCTATTAGAAAAGCAAAAAACACCATTTTAAGTTTGGGCGAATGGATTTCTGAAACTTCTAACCGTAATGAGAACATTAAAATATCAGATGAAAGAACATATAATATTATTAACTTTTATAAAATATTTGTGGACAATTTTGTTACTGTGTTTCCTAATATTATATTAAATAAAGTGAATCATTCAGACACTTTAATACCAAGCTATTTGGGGTTTTCCGATAATCATTCAAAAAAATTAAAGAAATATATAAATGAATATTATGAAAAACTAAAGTCATTTTACGGTGTTTCTATCATAAGCAACATTTTGTCAACGATTCAAAAATCCGCTCAGAATATTTTAAAGTTATCCAAAATTACTCCCAGTTTTACTTCGATTAAAATTGATGATAAAGAATTAAAACCCATATTTGACGAAAGAACCAGCAAATATTTATACGAGTTTTACTTATTAAAAACACTACTAAATTACATAGAATTATCAGAAAATAACGATATGCTTGTAACAGAAATAGAAAAGACTACTGAAATAACTGATATTTTTAGCGTGGATTATTTAGAAGAAAGAGAAACTAGGGTAGATTTAACTGCAAGTTCTAGAGATACAACAGACAGAAGACTCGTTGAAGGAAATATGAAAGAGTTAAGACAAAAAACTACGCAATTATTAATAGCTTTTATTGAAATAATGAATAATCAAAAAGATACTGTAAATACGTCTTATGAAGAGATTCAAGATAGAGTGTTTAAGTTAAGAGAAAGAGAGAAAGATTTGGTTACTGACAGACTGAAGCAAATGACAGACGAGGAAAGAGACGGTGACACCATTCTTAAAATTAACAAACTCGGTATGTATAGCAAAGGCATGCAAAAGGGTTTGACTACGCTAGATAAAAATTTCTATGATGAAGAACAAAATTTTAGAAACCAAATGGAAAAGGCTGAGAGAAACATAAGAAACAAAAATAAAGACGCGAATGACGAGAATATAGACATTTTATTGAATGATTATATGGAGCAACAACAAGTTGACAGAGAGATTGATGAAGACGCATATGATATGGGGTATATGAATGAAGATTTTTATAATGGAAATACGGATGGGGTAGAAGCTCCTGAAGAAGAGTATGATGATTACGGTGATTTTGAGTAAGTATTCAAATAAGTTTTAGAGAAAATATAATTATAAAAAAATTGTTTATAATTATATATAAAATGAACCGCAACTTTATTAGAGAAAATATCACCCTTTTTGCAATTGCATTATTTATTATAATATTTGGAATTATTCAAATGATGAAACCCACTTGTTTTTATAATAAAGATGGTAGCGTAAGAGAGTTTGGTATTGGTTATAGAAATAAAACTATTTTACCCATATGGCTTCTTTCATTAGTTTTAGGAATTTTGTCTTATTTAGCTGTTATGTTTTATGTAGCACATCCTAAGTTGTTTTAATTTGTTATTGTGTATGTAGTTCCAGTTGACTTTTCTTGAGCTGCCTTTGTTTGTTGCTCTTGTTCTACAAATTTCTGATAATTTTGCTCCATAGTTTGTGGATTGCTAGCGCATCCCTTAGTTGCAATTTTTAATTGAACAATTGAAGTCAATAAAATACCTGTGTACATATACCACAAAGCTTCACCAACATCATCACGTGTTGCAACTAATTCAAACAATTTACTTTTCATAGACTCTGCTTCCTGACCACCTGATTGATATTGTTCTTTCATTAATGGGGTTAGTATATTCCAATAATTATTAAAATTCGCTGGCACTATTTGATTAATTAATATTGATGTGTTCCCACAAATTTTTATAATCGCGTCTGCTGCACTTTGCATGGCTTCTTTTTTACTCGTTGTCATGTTTGGGTCCGCATCTAACTTGCTTTGAATATTTTTATCAATCAGTAAATCAGTCAGAATTTTATTTGCAGAGGATGATACATAATAATATCCTATTACATCTGAGAAAGCACTTTTAAACCCCGGATATATTGTCAATACTACAACTAACACGCCGAATATAAAAACCCAAGGTAAAAAAGTAAACATTCCAGCATAACCAATGTTTTCACTCATACTTCCACCACATGTAGAACTTATTATTGAAGTATTAACCATAAATTGTATTATTATAACTAAAAATATATAAACAGCTAAATATATGTAACTATTACTCGTATACGAAGCATATTTTTGTTGGTCATTGAATGTTTCATATGTTAATGTAGGTTTTAATGCCAAGTAATAAAATAATGTTGTTAATAAAAATGTAATAATATTTAAATAAGAACTAGCCATATAGATAATATGTATAATTTAATTTATATTTTTAACTATAAATATTATGGACTTCAATAATTTTCCTAATAAAGAATGGGGGTCGCCTAAACCTAGTCTTACTGAGCCAGGTGTAAAGTATTTTTTAAATCAAACCCTTAAACAATGTCATGTTATTAAAAATAACTTTCATAATACAGTTTTTAATATAGGTTTGTTAATAGCGTTTTTCATTGTTTTAGGAGCAATACTTTTATATAAATACAAAGGCAAACTCACACCTATTGAATTAGAAAGAAAAAATAAGGAAAAACAACAATATATTTTATCAAAAATAAAGATTTTTCAAGAATCCAAGCGTAAAGCTCACCAAGAATTAATAACAGGTCTTCCACATTGGGATAGCCGATGAAGACGATAAAACTAACCCTAATTATAAATTATAAATTATAAATTATAAATTATACATCATTGAACATTTTAAATTATAATTAACTAAATAAATTATAAGTTATAAGTATATAATGGCCGAATCTGTAGAAAGTGCTATAAATGAGTTTTATAAATTAAAAAATAACTATGAAACTGAAATTTTTAAAAAAAAGAAAATAATTATTAATAATGTTACATTGAGTACGCAAGAGAAAAAAAATGAATTTAAAAAATTAAAACCCAAATGCATAAATTGCAAAAGGGCAGGAGGAACTTTATTTTCAGTAAAAATGCATTCTGGGAAAGAGGAATTCAGAGAATTTAGAACTGTTTGCGGGGTAATTGCCGACCCATGCAATCTTAATATTACTATACAAACAGGTAAATACGAATTATTACCTGTGGTTTTAAAAGACATCGAAAAAGAAATTCAAGATAATAAACAAAATATTATTGATGACAAAAATAGACTTCTGTTTGGTCTAATGACAACGGAAACGGTTCTTCAAAAATTTGAAGATGTGAAAGGCTACATTGCTAATTTATCTGCTCTACTAGAAACGTACCTAGATGAATACAATTCCATTACGGATAATCCAGAAAAGAAAGCAGAACTTACTGAAAATATTATTAAATCCTATTTTTATATAGATGGAATAAAAGAATCTATCGCAAAATTTAATAAAGAAAACAATTCGCAATACATTCGTGATATAGCAAATATTTATGTAACAAATTTAAAGCCCCTTTTAAATAAAATTCTCAATTTAAAATACAAAGAAAATTCAATTCACTATGATGAAAATACCAATACTTATAATTTAATCCAAAATCAATACACAATACAATCATTAGAATTTACGGATTTTAGTAACAAAGTGATAAATTATGATGTAGGGTTAAAAGTAATCTCTAAGAAACCCCCTGTAAAGAAAGGGTTAATTATAGAATCTAGTAGTGAAAATAGTAATAATAATGAAAATAGTGAAAATGATAATAATACTAATACTAATAGCAATTCATCTCTAAAAGCAACACCATTTGCAATTAACGAAGATACTAACTCTGCGTCTAATTTAGACTCCGGCTCCGAGTCCGAAACGGAATAATTTATATATTAGTTAAATTAATTTATAGAATTAATATATAAATGATATTAGATTACATATCGATACCTGTTTTTTTAGTAAGTTTTGCAATAGGTATTTTTTTTGTTTATATTTTAGGGCCAGAAATGAAAACAGTTTTCATTTATCCAAGTCCTGAAAATGTAGGCAAGGTTTTATTTAAAGACAAAGCGGATAATTGTTTTTCTTTTCAAGAAAAAATTGTCGACTGTCCAAAAAATGAGTATTTAATTTCAAAAATACCAATGCAAACATAATTAAAATTACTTTTAATAAATAAAATATATAAAATATATAAAATATATAAATGGCTGTAAATTTTGGAAAATTTGTTCATACTGAAACTGGAAAACGCATTATGTCAATGCTTCTTGGGTTTGGGTTAGCCTCTCTTTTTAGAAGTGTTTGCAAAGGCAAAAATTGTTTAATTTTTCGTGCGCCACCTTTAGACCAATTTAATGATAAAATTTATAAAAGCAACGGTCATTGTGTAAAATATAATTCTATGCCAACAAGCTGCAGTACTAATGCAAAAATAATAAATTTTGAATAATTCGTTTGCGTAATTTTTAAAATCAATCATTCTTTGTAATAGTTATGAGCGAATCAACAAGTATTTTAGATTTACCTACCGACCCACTTGGTGGAGGTGGAGGTATTAGCAATAATATATCACTTACTGCAAGTGAATCTAATAAACTTCAACAACAAATAAACCCAAACGCAGTCCCTAACCTTTCTTTAGACCAAACAACTATTAATCAAATAGTTAGCGGAATACAACAAGCAAGTATTTCTGGTGTAACACAATTGCCGTCTAGAGATATTCCAATGACGACAAACGGTTTAAGCAATGACCCGCAAATTCAACCAAATTATGTTCCGCAGCCTCAAAATAGCGTGGATTATATTAAAAATTATGAACAGGCTTCTGATATGATTGATAATTATAGTAAAACTATGAATAATCAAAATTCACTAGATGATATGTACAACGAGATTCAAACACCTTTATTATTAGCGGTTTTATACTTTTTATTTCAACTTCCTTTTTTTAGAAAATTTTTATATTCTTATTTACCGGCGTTATTTTCCAATGATGGCAATTTAAATATTAACGGATTTCTTTTTACAAGTGTATTATTTGGGTTAACATTTTATACTTTCAATAAAATTACAACCCATTTTGGTGCATTCTAAATCTTCAAGTGTGTAAACAATTTAAATATAGTTTGTTAAAGTTTATTAACTATATTTTTTAATGTCCGTATTTTTTAACTTGCTTCATCAAAATTTTCATAATATTATTAAAATTACAGTATTTGATTTTTTTAAAACTGGTAACCCAGCAATAGACACAATAATGTCTACAATTATTATTAGCTGTTTTGGTTTTTTGATTAAATACATTTGTGATTATCCATTTGATAATTTAATAACCAAACCATGGCTGATTGATATTAAAGGGTTGGTTTATACAAAAAAATGCATAATTATAGAGGGTAAAAAATGTTTTACATCAAACAGTCTTTACTCGGCAACCAATATTACTTCAATATACAGTGATAGATTTAAGGCAATATGGTGTTACATTATTAAAAATATTGATAAAAACAACACTATATATCAAATTAAAGAATCTCATTCAACTTTCCAAGCATCAGCATCATCTCATGAAAAACGGAAAAACGATGATATTTATATGGTGTTTCAAAATAAACATTACAAAATTGATGAGAATATATATGTTCAATCATCCTTTGAAGAAGAAGAATCGAGAGACGAAAAAGACAAAACAAGCACAAAAACAGACAAAATCACAATTAAAATATATTCTTATGTTTATTCTATATCTGAGCTAACGAAATATATTGACAACATAGCAAATGATTATTTAACGTCTATTAAAAACAATAGACACAATAAAACCTTTATTTATAAACTGGAAAAAACTAAATTTGATACCGATAATGAGTCTAAATTAGATTGTTGGAGAGAAGACGTGTTTGAAAGTACACGAAATTTCAATAATATTTTTTTTGATGGTAAAACAAAGTTAATTGAAAAAATTGACTTTTTTTTAAATAACCAGAACTGGTATTATGAAAAAGGGATTCCTTACACACTTGGTATTGGGTTACACGGACCGCCTGGAACTGGCAAAACATCTTTTATTAAAGCATTGGCGAATCATACTAATAGACATATTATTGAATTTTCACTTAAACTTATTAAAACCAAAGCACAATTAGAACAATTCTTTTTTGAACATACATACAATGCTAATAATGAAAAAGGTTCCATCACATTTGATAAAAAAATTATTGTTTTTGAAGACATTGACTGCATAGGTGATATTATATTAGACAGAACTAAAAACACTTCAAAAACACGGACAACAAATAAAACAAGTAAAAAGAATTCCAATAATATAAATAATGTCAATATTTGTGACGTATTTAATACAATTTGCGAACTGAAAAATTGTGAAATGGGTGAAACCATTGTTAGGCCTAATAATCAAGTGAATATTATGGGAGAACAACCCATAACACTAGATGATATTCTCAATCTATGGGATGGAATTAGAGAGACACCTGGCAGAATATTAATTATTTCATCTAATCATTATGACAAATTAGACCCTGCTTTAATTCGTCCAGGAAGAATTGACATTACACACGAATTAAGCAATGCAAGTCATAATACTATAACTGAATTATATTTTCATTTATTTAAGAAAAACATAGAAAAAACAAAATTAAAAAAAACAAAAGAATATTTTTACAGCCCTGCAGAGTTAATTAATATATATGTCTCCCATAAAAACGAAACGGATTTTATAAATAGACTTATTATGAATAAAAAAATCTAAATCAAAATTTTTGTGAATTTTTTTATATTATTATACAGTACAAAGAATGCCAGTGCAAAAAATGAGCAGTATCATTAATAAAAAACACAGAAGAGTTCAAAAAATTATAATGAATGGCGAAGACTTAGTGGGAGGAGCATACCACGGAACAAATGTAAGAGGTGCAACATCTATTCAACCAAATTATGGTGTGTGTGGTAATGTAGGTTGTCCTGCGGGCTGTGGAACATGCACATTGCCAGTGGGCAATGTTGTCAGTAGTGAACTTGTCCAAAAAAATTTAGTTTTTTACGTTCTATTATTAAATAGTAAATCCTTTTTAATAATAATAATAAATGATTCAAGAATATGTTAATAAATTAATTGAAAATTTGCCAGATGATATAAAAAAGAATAAAACGCCTATTGTTATAGACTTAGTTTTAGACGGTGGTGTATTTAACGGTAGCTATCTTGTTGGTGCCTTATGTTTTTTGAAAGAAATGGAGAAACGACACTATATTAAGATTGATAGAATATCTGGTTGTAGTGTTGGCTCTATTGTAGCATTTCTGTACTTTATTGACGGGTTAGATTTAATGCCCAAATTGTATAACATACTTCAAAATGACTTTAAAAAATGTTATAACTTAAAAATTATTACAACCATTAAAGAGGTTTTAAAAGACAATGTACCACAAGACATTTGCCAAAAAGTAAATAATAAATTTTTTATTTCCTATAATAATATTGTAAAAGGTAAAAAAATAGTGAAATCAAAATACAAAAATACGGATGAAATATATAGTTCAATAATAAAATCTTGTTTTATTCCTTATCTATTTGACGGTAATTGTTTATATAAAAACAAGTATATCGATGGAATAAATCCATATATTTTTAATAAGGAATGCAATAAGAAAATTTTGTATTTAGATTTATTTGGTTATGATAAAATTGGAAACTTAATAAACATAAAAAATGAAAAATCTAATTATCATAGGATTTTATCTGGGTTGTTAGATGTGCATAGTTTTTTTATAAAAAAAAATAGCACCCAAATGTGCAGCTATGTAAATGACTGGAATTATTGCAATTGGTTTGTTTATAATATTAAATTATTAATAGAAAAAATTTGTATATACATTACATATATTTTTATTTTAATTAAGAATACTATTTCCAATGAAAATAAGAACACATTTTTGTTCAAAATAGTTACCAAAATATTTGAAGATTTCGTTGTTTTAATATTAGAAACATATTGTTTGTGAGTTTGTTTTATTTAGTTTAAGTATAAAATATAAATATAAGTGAATGGAAGGTTTACAAGATACTTTTGCTGACTTGGCATCGTTTTCTCTTGCAAACGAGCTTATAAACAACGATACGGTTGAAATGTCTTTGTTTAGTTCTGAATATATAAATTATATTTATATAGGTGTTGCAATATTAGTTTGCATTGTTGGATTATTAATATATAAATTTAACTATGTTAAGAGAAAATCGCAAGACATTCACAACAATGAAGACTATAATAACTCAAAGTTTGTTTGAATTCGAAACAAATTTATTACGCAATTAGTATAACTCTTTCATGTTTTTTTTGCTTTTTTTTCTATAAAGATTAAATAAAAATTTATTTTTCGTTTTTCTGTGTTTTTTTGTTTTTGTTTTTTTGTTTATTGTATTGTTTATTTTTTTGTTTATTTTATTTGTTGTTTTTGTTTCATTATTTGTTTTTGGTGTTTTATCTGGTTTTTCATTATCTGGTTTTTCATTATCAGGGTTTTCATTATCTGGTTTATAATTTAAAAACCATTCTTCAAATAGTTTTTTATCACCTTTATTTTTCAGTTCTTTATATTTTTTTGCTTTTTCCGCACGCATTTCTTCTAATCCAGATTGACGACCATAACAGGTTATACTAAACCGTCTTAGTAACCCTTTTTGTTGTAATCTATTTTTTTGTTGAACATCGAATAAAAATTTTGACATACATAAAATTCTATCTAAAAATTGGTTATAGTAAGGTTTGTCAGCATATAAAAAGGCCAAATAAAAACTCAACATAGTGTCAATAGTAGCGATTTTTACTTTTTGTCCATGGAGGTTTAATACATTATAACTATGACAAGCTATTGGTTTATATATAAATGCCACCGAATCGTTATCTATTTTTATTTCATAATGTTCCGGAATTATTTCTCCAACTGGTTCTCTTTTGATAATTTTAACGTTGTTTATATTTATATCTTTTAAACGTTCTTTTACTATTTCTGCTGTTGTACTAGGGTCGTTAGATAAGACATCAAAGTCTGCTATTTTATCCAGCTTATGTCTTAGTTTTTTTGGCATATATTGAGAATAAAGTGTAACTGCATACCCACCAAAAAAAACAACACCTTGGTTAACTAATGTATTTCTTACATTATCGTAAATTGTATCCGCATCCTTTTTATTTTCCATTTCTCTTTGAAAGTCTAGTTTTCTACAATTCACACTTGTGATTGGATAATTTTTATTCAAAAGTAATAAACGTTTTAACACCTTTTCCCATCTACTTATATCTCCTGCAGGTCTAGACAACTCTAAGTACATGGACATTCTCAAATAATTTGGCGGGGTATATAATATTCCACCTATTCGAATTGCGTCTTTTTTTAGCGAATTGTATATACCTTTTTCAAGCATGGTTATATCTGCAACTGGTATATAATTCACAAATACCTTGTACGTTCCATGATGTTGGCCAGATTTTGCTTCTACATCAGTAAAGCCATGTTTATAATAAATATCCGCCAGTTCTTTGGCATCTTCTAATGCATTTATAGTAAAAAAATCATAATCTGGTATTTCCGCTTCTTTATTATAAAATTGGTCTTCCGAAGGTAAAATATTATTTATTGCGGTTCCACCATAACATATTAAATTTTTGCGTTTAATAAAATCTTCTACTATTTGTATTATTTTTTTTATATCTTCTGAATTAACAACACGTTTTCCCATTTTTTCTTCAGCTTTGTCAACTGACATGCGTAAAATTGCTAATTCACAATCAGAAAAAGTTAATCCTTTGCAAATATTTTCGTGTTTCATATAATAATCATATAAAATTATTATATAAAAATATAATTTGAATTAGTATAAAACTAATATGGAAAACAACACCGATTTAATTCAAAATAATAATTTTATACTGCAAACGGTACAAAGTAAATGTATTTCTAAAAGATTAAACCGGGAGTTAATTAGTATGTATAAATTATATGATGAAGTAAATATTGAATTAAATCAAAATTCAAACGAAATTTGCGTAAATGTTTATGAAATAGTTGATAACAAAAAGGTTTGGTATAAATTTGCAATTAGTCCTAATTATCCTTTTGTGTGTCCCACTGTTTTTTTAAATAATCGTAAATACAAAAGTTTGTTGATTAGTAAAACAAGCTATGAAATTACACATTTAAAAAAACTGAAAGGAATCGATTGCTTTTGCTGCAAGTCACTTACTTGCAGTGATAACTGGGTGCCAAGCAGTAAATTAAACGACATAATAGATGAAATTAAGTATTTCAAAAAAATGAAAAAAGACTTAATATTAAAAATATTCGCGGATAAAATTAAACTTAAATATTTGGTTGCAGATATTGATTTAGATGCTTGGTTATTATGAATTTTGGGTTCTTAATGTTCTGCTATTTTTTGTGCATCCATTACAACAGGCTTATAAAATTGCGATTTTGGATAAATAGTTTTACACCCATTGCATTGACATTCGGTTTCATTAATTAAATGAAACCTACCTGCTATGGTTGGGTCTTTACCTGTTTCTTTACATTTAGGGCAGTCATAATTGACTGCATTTTGTTGGTATATCTTAGACATCTTGAATCCCATTATATTAGTATATTATTAATATAATGTTTAAATTCTTTTTTGTATAATATTTTTTTGTGTTTATAAGTATTCATTTATTTATCGTTACTTCTTTTGCTATTTTTTTTATAATTTTGTTTTCATTATCATAATCTTCATTACCAGAACCGCCCATTGCTTCTATAATTAATTTATTGTATTGGTCGGAATATTTTGATTCACTTTTTCCGCAATCTGGATGTTTTTTTTTAAATTCTGGCAATAATCTGGAGTTCTTATTTGCTATGCGTTTTATTGCTTTTCTCAATTTCAGTTTTTTCTCATTTTCTTTTTCCCACTTGTCTTCGTCTTTAATATACATTACTTCTCTTTTCGAATCACTGCAATGCACTGGTCTTTTATGAACATCCAATGCTTGTAAATTTTTTACAATAATGTTTGAAATTCCTTCAACGAACCCTAATTTACCTACATTTTCTAAATCAGAAAGCTGAAGCTTGAGAGAATCTACAAAATCCATTATGTTCATTGCATCTTTACATTGCTCATTTAAAAACACATTTAAATTAAACGTTTTGTTATGCGAGTTATTATTTATCATTGTATTATTCGTTCCATTCTTGCATATTTCAAATAGTTGATTTGTTAGTGATGCATTTTGTTTTTGTGTTTCACTATTTTGATGCATTAGTTCTTGGTTTTGTTTTACAACTTCTAATACTAAATTTGTAAGAACCTTAAATTCTGTTTCGTCTTCTCTAGTCGAAATAATTGTACTCTCTTGATTTTGGGATGGCACACAACTTTTGGCATTTTTATGACGAGATAAACCAGACGTATGTTTATATGTTTTACCACATGAACAGACCAAATTAGATGCGGCATTTTTCGGCATTTTTATGTTACCATAATTACCATTTTCGTTACCATTTTCATTGTTTTTGTGTTTTACAGTTAATAAATGTGCATCATAATTGCTTTTTTTGTAGCATTTAAAGTCACACATTTTGCAAAGATATTTTGAGGCATTTTTTTGATTGTTTTCTTTATCACAGTTATCATTAGGGAATAATTGCTCATGAGCCTTTTTTTTATGGGTGTTCGTTATGATATGTGAATTATATTGGAAAATAGTCCTGCATTGGGTCTTACATATTTCACAATATTTATATTTTTTATTTATATGTGGCGAGTGTGAATTTAATGAAGAATATAATGTTTCATAATGTTCTTGTTCTTTTATCCTAGCTTCTTCAGAATTTTTGCAATTATAACATGCTATTTCTATCATTTCCCAATTATCCCAACCACCATTTTCCCTTATGGTTTTATATATATTTAAATTATTGGTAATATTATTACAACACGTTTTATGCTGGTACTTTCTTTTTATAAAGTTTGTTGTATGACCAACATACACCGCACTAATGCTTTGATTTTTACAATAAATTTTATAAATTATTGTGTTGGAATAATCAATCTCATTTTTTGGCATTCTATTATATATTTTGAGATTTTTCTAAATAATAATCTCAAAATGTCTTAAAAATTTTTTATTACTATTTTTCTTTTTTTCTAAAAAAAAAAGTTATAGTAACAAAATTAAAATTATTTTTTTGGTGACCAGACGCTAATTTTTAATTATGCAGTGAATGCTTCTTTTTTTTGGGAAAGTCTTTCCACTTTTGAAAAATGGACAAAATAAATGTCCATTTTCAATTTCCCCAAAAAACTTTCGATAAAAAAAAAGAAAAAAAATGCTACACGTGTAGGGAACTTTTTGTTGAGGTTTTCTCCATTTTGTCCCTTTTTGTAGAAGCATGTAGTGTATTTTTAAGTGGCATAAAGAAGTCCGGCATTGCCGCCAACAAATACAACCATATTTATTCTCTCTTCCATCAAATATAAATCAAAATTGTAATCATAAATGCGCCAGGTTGGCTTATTGACGCCAACTAATTCACCTGTAGTAGGGTCACAAATAGTAAGAACTTGTGCATAAGGGTCAAATGGAGGTGAAATCGTTGTAAACTCAAATTGAATGTTTGTAAATCTGCTCATATTCATCGCACCAGATGGCTGCAAATTGTAAGGCGATGTATCTAAACAAAAATTATAACAATACAACCCTGGTGGCGCATTTCCAGCCGTTCTGGTATATTTTTCTATGAAATTGTATACGCCAGATGGAAGCATATTCTCTCTATATTGTCCGTCCAACAATATTCCCATTGCAACTAAAATGTACTGAATATTTTGAGGATTGTACACCCCTGTTGTGTAGAGACCAGACAGCGTCCCGTTAGGGTTTAAACCAGGCCCGATACCAGTTGCAGAAGGTTGGCTTGGATTTGTTATATTATAGTCGCCAGCAGTTGATGCAGGTGTTACATCTTGAGGCATAAAACTATAAGGCCAATTCGTATAGTTTGACCATTGGTTTCGCAAATTAGCATCGCTCCTTTGCAAATAAAATAACCAACTAATAACCATGCCAATAGAATCTAAATTAATCTTATTTTGACCTGTTATGTTGTAATACGGCTTTTCATAAATTTGTTTAAATAAATATTTTTGCTCGTTCTTTGCAAATAAAGTCGATTCGTCATTAGAGAGAAAACAATATGTGCAATTTAAATTTATTTCTGCATTCCATATTGTTCTTGTATCTACATAAGAAGTAGGACCCAATATTTCGTCTGGTGGAGTTTGCAAAAATCTATAAAATTGCATATAAAATTGGTTGAAATTTGGTGCAATAATAGGAAAATTATTATTATAATCCATCACATCACGAATTGTGAACCATTGATTTATTGGACGAAACGTCACACTTATTTGTAGTTCGTTATATTGCAATGAAACCAATGGAAATGCTTGTTGCGTTTTTAAATTAAACCATGCACCCAATGGAATATACAATGTTTGACCTGTAATAGAAGGCTGCGCGCCTGCAGCACTTGTAGTATAAAATGCGTTTGGATAAGCATTCACTCGCGCACCATAATTGGCTGGGTCATTTAATTGTGGAATATTTCCAATCATTTCATTAAATAATGCGAGTTTTTGCGCACTAAAATCTCTTTGTGCAGAAGCTAAAATATATTTTCCGGAATATTCTTGCAGTTTTTGGTTACCACATGTGATTGTAATACGTTCTATGATTTGCGCACCCAAGTTTTCAATCCATTGGAACTCATATGGCGCCCAACCAGTATAGCTAGTTGTTCCGTCAGGATTTGTAATGGGTTGCGGTGGCAAAATAGGAGACCAAATATTTGGTAATGTTAGCGAAATATAAGAGTCCATTAGCAAATCAGCATAGCGTTTTACTTTAAATGTAAATGTCGACTCCGCCGTCAAGTTTAGAGTAGGGGAACCTTCGTAATCCAAACGAAAATTTTGCTTACCAAAATTGGTGTATTTTACATAAGTTGCCTTCCAAAATGTTTTTTCTGGGTTACCATTTAAAATAATATTTTGTTGTCCTTGACTAACTAAGTTAAGAAGACCTCCTGCCATGTTAAGTATATTATATAGAATTTTTTTAATTCTTTATAATTTGTAATATAATTTAATTATTTCTAATAGTTCTTTCTTTTCTATTCTTTTGTTAACAAATCATTATACATAAAAAGAGTATTATTGACTATTATAAATTTATTTTAGTGTTAAATGTAACAATCGAACTTTAATCCAAAATTTAAAAATAATATAATATATTATACTAATGTCGACCAATTCAAATAATTTTTTATCAAAAATACAATCTTTAGACGAGTCATTTCAAAGCTATATGATTATGGCAATAATTTTTATTTTATTGGTAATAATAGTGGCTTATATAATTTATCTTAGAGGATTAGAAACGAGCGAATGTAATTATATGAATACTTTATATCCCAGTTTAGATGGTAATTTAAAGCCTATTTCTAGTAATGACCCCGATTGCAGCGGTAATTTATACGATTATTATATTAAGACCGCATATAACGCTTGCAGTGGAGGTTCTTATAAAAACGATTTTGTTGATATATGTAACCTAAAGGCTGTACTAAAGCAAGGTGTCAGATGTTTGGATTTCGAAATTTATTCAGTAGATAACAATGCTGTCGTATCTACAAGTACAACAGACGATTATTATGTAAAAGAAACATTTAACTACGTAAGTTTTGGCGATGTAATGACTACAATTCAAGGATATGCTTTTGCAGGTGGAACGTGTCCAAATCCTACAGACCCATTAATTATTCACTTAAGAATTAAAAGCAATAACCAAGAAATGTATAGTAACATGGCAAATATATTTAAATCATACGATTCTATTATGCTTGGTAAAGAGTACAGTTTTGAAAATTCAGGGCAAAATTTAGGAGCGCAACCTTTATTGAGTTTTCAAAATAAAATTATTTTAATTGTTGACAAAATCAATAATGCTTTTTTAGAAAACCAAGACTTTTTGGAGTATGTAAATTTGACAAGTAACTCCATTTTTATGAGAGCATCTGATTATTACAATATTAAAAATAATCCCGACATAAATGAGTTAACAGAATATAACAAGAGAGCGATGACAATTGTATTACCTGATTCAGGTCCCAACCCAGCAAACCCAAGCGGTTATTTATGTAGAGCATCTGGGTGTCAAATGGTCGCGATGCGGTATCAAATGGTGGATAACTTTCTTATGGAGAATGCTTTGTTTTTTGATACTTGTAATTACGCATTTTCCTTAAAACCGCTAGATTTGAGATATATCCCAGTTACAATTGCGAGTCCTACACCGCAAAATCCGGCATACTCTTATGCTACAAGAAATATTAGTAGTGACTACTATAATTTTAATATTTAAAAAAAATGTGAATAGATTATCTTTAGATTAGCTTAAATAAGCATTTGATGCGATAGGTCCATTTTCTACAAATTCACCTGTTAAACTATAACGTTGAGAATAACTAGGCATATATTCAAGAGTAGGAGGCGGGACATATCTATCTTTATACAGTTGAAACACTTGTTTAGAAGATGCTGACCATGTATCCACACCGAAATTGGCTTGCGCCGGTTTAGAAAAAACATTATCTGTAATGATTTTGGCTTTTGTTCCGTACCCGGCAGTCAGCGACGAATATTGAGGTGTAACACCAATGGTTAGTTTGCCTGCATCATCATCGCCAGAAACAGGAACGTCGCTATTTTTTGGTAGAGGAGGTGTATAAGGTTGACAACCGGGACAATCAATATCAGTAAAACACTGTTGTCCTGTTATGGAACAACGCGACGTAGGCCCGCAAAAGTTTTTGCAGCTATAAGTGGTGGTTAACGGTAAATCAACAGTATGACTTGTTGTGCTACCATAAATATCTTCTTGTACCGGTCCTGCATTTGAAAAACATTCAACAATGTATTTATTATTTGATAAATAATCAATCCATTTAAATATAGAAATGAAAAGTATAAAGCTAACTACTGTCAAAAATATATACGTGTATGATTTTTGTGAAATTTTCATATATTATTAATTAATATTTTATTTTCATAATAACAAAAATCATATATTTTTATTTAGAGTGAAAGTGTTAAATAAAGAACAAAAATACAAATAATTTTATATCAATTTAATATAAGCAATGTCAGATGTCAATGATACTTCAGCTATTGATTCAAAAAATGAAAATGCTAATTCAACCTCTTCTGGAGAATTAGCAACGAATACATCAAAATTTATAAAAAATATAATAATGATAATATTTGTTATTGTTATATATTTTTCATATAGTGGTTTTATTTTATTTGGTTGTAAGCTGGCTCAATCAAATATATTACCGACAGATGAGAAATGCTATCCATGCAGTGATGTAAAACCAATTATACAACCTATACAAACAAATATTTTTACAACATTTACAGACCCTCAAATGTCGTTGAAAATGAGTTTCCCATACAATCTTTATAATTCTTCAAACAAGGTTTTAGATTTATTCCGCAATTATAAAGAAGAACACGATTCAAACTTTATGGCAAATTATTTTATTTCTATAGTCGAATCACTTATAATTGATAATTATTCTGCTATCAACTTTATCGCAAATATGATGAATGGATTACCTGAAATAGTAATAATAATATTTGGTCCAATTATAGTTTCAATAATATCTACAATTATATTTTTATATGACCATTTATATGTTATTTATTTATGGTTTGCAAATATGAAGTGGTTTTTTAAGAAAAATGTGAATACCGACGTACATAAAAAACCGGAATGGGAAGATGTAACGATGTTAAACACAATAGATTATTTTTGTGCCATAGGATTAGTAATACTATTTTGCATATTATTTTGGGGTTTGTTGATGACTTTGCCTGTATTACCATTTTTAACAATGTCGTGGTGTTTATTTACTTGCGTAGCTTATAAGGCTGAAATGGGTGGAAAAAGTATAACATCATTGCATATTATTAAAGACATCTTCAAATATTACAAGGTATCATTTATGTCTATTTTTAGTTTTTTTGTTATTGTATTCGCATTTAGTAGTCTAGGTGTTATTCCAGGTATTTTTTCTATTATTACACTTGCGCTAATTTATTTTGGTATAATTACAATAGATATATTTCATCCGAATCATGAGGTAGGGCTTAGTAAAGTAACGAGTTATACCCAAGCAAAAAAACAATGTAATTATAAAGGGACCAATAAAGAAAATCATGGACTACTGTATGATTTAATGTTTGGACAAAATGGAGGCGGTATAGCAAAAGAATTAAAAAATATAGGTAAAAAAATTTCTGCAAACTAATTGTTTTATAATAATTATAATATAAAAATAGCATAGACTTATAATTAAAATGGGGAAAAAAGATAAATTGCAAAAATATCCTTTAGTAACAGTGTGTACGCCAACTTTTAATAGAAGACCTTTTGTCCCGATGATGCTTAAATGTTTTGAACATCAAACGTATCCAAAGGATAAAATAGAATGGATTATTATTGACGATGGAACCGATAAAATCGAAGATTTAGTTACACATATTCCTCAGGTAAAATATTTAAAATATGATAAAAAACTGACATTAGGACAAAAAAGAAATCTGGGGAATGACACCGCTAAAGGTGATATTATTGTTTATATGGATGATGATGACTATTACCCCCCAGAGAGAATTAGTCATGCGGTTGATATGTTAAAACAGTCTCCAAAAGCCTTATGTGCTGGCTCAAGTGCAATGCTTATTTACTTTAAACATATTAGTAAAATGTACCAGTTTGGTCCTTACTCGCCAACTCATTCAACTGCGGCAACATTTGCGTTTAAAAGAGAGTTGTTAAAGCAAACTAGGTTCAACGAGGCTTCATCCGTAGCAGAGGAAAAACAATTTTTAAAAGATTACACAATCCCATTTGTTCAATTGGAATCAAAAAAAACAATTTTGGTTTTTTCTCATGAACACAATTCATTTGATAAAAAGGATTTGTTAAATCAAGGACCTAGTCCATTTGTTAAAGAAGTATCTACACTTCCTTCTGAGATAGTTAAAGAACCCGAAATATTACATTTTTTTATGGAAGAGATAGATAAACTATTAGAGGAATATGAACTAGGCAAAAGAGAAAATAAACCAGATGTTACAAAACAGTTAATAGAAATTAAAAAAACTAGAGAAAACATGATTCAAGAACAAATTCGACAACAAATGGAGTACCAAAATACATTACAAAAAATTCAAACATTACAAAACCAACCACAGAATGCTGCGGATTTACATGTTATTATTCAAGAGTTAAATGTCGAAAATACCAAATTAAAAGAAAAAGTAAAGTATTTGGAAGATAAAATCAAACAAATTATTACTGAACAAATACAAAAAAGAATGTAATCTCCCGTTTTTTTCATCATTTAAACATAAACCTCACACGCATAAGCCTAACAATATTATTAAAAAATATACTTAAAGATAAACCAATAAAATTATTATTATACTACAAAATGGCTTACAATGACAATTTTAATCCTGCTGACAATATGGACTATACTGTTTCCAGTCAAGATTTTAACAAAATGGCTGTAAACATTAAAAAAAGTGACAGGGGGTACAATGCAATTTGGAGAATGGTTCCAAAGAATGAAATCTTGAAGAGAACTAAAATTGAGGTTTATACAAGTAGTGTCTTTGGTTGTCATATTAGAGATGCCGAATCAGGACATTATTATGCGCATACGGTTGGCTCTGCGGACGAAGACTTGTATTTCAGTGTTATACTTGCTACAGGTGAATGCACAAGTGCAAATGGGTCTAGTACGTTATTTTATTTATCGCCGCAACATTACATGACACACTTTAAGTGCGAATTAGAACCTAGTGTAATTGCCAGATGGCTGGAAAAGCGTGATATGAGATTGAGACAAATGAATGTATCTAAGAAAGAAAAGGTATCAACGGTTGTTGTGAATTAATAATAAAACCAACTATAACTAAAACCAAACAAATAAACAATATAAAAACACCATATATAATTAATTATGATGTTTTTAATAATATTACTATTTTGCAGTCAAAAATGTGTCGTCCAAAAAAATTATTATGAAACCCTAAAATTAAATACTTATTCATATGCAAAAAAAACTTCTGGAAATGATGAAAGATACACCTCTGAAAAAAATGAAACCGAAATACTATCACAGCTATACAAGTTACGAGAAAATATAGAAAAGAAAAAATTACTAGATATTCTTAAAAATGATAAAGTATCTATTTATACTAAACTAAGCTTAGTTGAAGATAATAGCTTTCAGCAATCGAATATAAACTCCGGAGGGTTAAATAATGATTTTGAGTTTGAGTTTTTTACACCTTTGGACATTTAAAACGCCGATTTTACACATCATAAAATAACTGTATTGTTTCGATTGTTTTATTTGTTGTGTTCTTTGGGTTTATCCAGTAATTAATATGTTGTTCTAATACATTTAACCTTTGTGTCCATTCATCCTTTTTTGATTTCTTTACAACGCATATTCCTTTCTTGTCTTGACCCCAACACGAAGTTATAGTTATTCCATCTTTTTCGTAATCATCTGGATTAAATCTGATAAATATTATGGGTCGGTGTCCTAAATCTTGCGACAATTCCATTATGCGTTTGTTTTGACAACTGCAATCATAATCGGTATGTTGGTTTTCATCTATTTCTATAATTACAATTTGATATAATAAATCCAATAATAAATCCGGTCTTCTCTTGGAACAACCACCATTTACTATTTTGTCAGCAATCCAGTTCAAATTGGGAAACTTTTTTTTTATATATTCTACAACGGAATATTCTTTGGTTTTGTAATTACGGAATACTGGTTTGTCTGGAAACAAATTCATATAACAAAAGAGACAATAACCGTCGTATTTTTCTTGAACAATCGTCAAACACCAATCACTTTTACAAGTTTTATTTATTACATTCACCATTCCTTCCTTTTTGTGGGTAGAACAATACAATGCTTTTGTCTCGCCTTCTACATTAAAATTTGGTCTAATTTTACAATTTTCGTTTAAACAAGCTTTACTTTTTACATCCACCATTCCTTCCTTTTTGTGTGAAAAACAATACAATGCTTTTGTCTCGCCTTCTACATTAAATAATGGTCTAATTTTACAACCTTCATTTAAACAAGTTTTATTTATTACATTCACCATTCCTTCCTTTTTGTGGGTAGAACAATACAATGCTTTTGTCTCACCTTCTACATTATATGTTGGTATAATTTTACAACCTTCGCTTAGACAAGTTTTACTTATCACATTCACCATTCCATCCTTTTTGTGAGCTGAACAATACAATGCTTTTGTCTCGCCTTCTTTATTATAATTTGGTATAATTTTACATCCTTCGTTAAGACAAGTTTTATTTTTCACATCCACCATTCCATCTTTTTTGTGTGCAAAACAATACAATGCTTTTGTCTCGCCTTCTACATTAAAATTTGGTCTAATTTTACAACCTTCGTTTAAACAAGTTTTACTTTTTACATCCACCATTCCTTCCTTTTTGTGTGAAAAACAATACAATGCTTTTGTATGACCTTCTACATTAAATACTGGTCTAATTTTACAACCTTGTTCTTTACACATTTATTTAAATAATATAGTATACTATTTAAATAAATATTTAAATCAAATTTATATATTATTATCGGCGTTTGAAATGTAAAAAGGTGTAAATGTCCAAAGGTGTAATATTTTATCAGTCTTCACATTCCTCCTCCTCTTCACCATCTATCTCTTTGTCGACTGTTCCAGTTGCATTTTCTTTTGTATATTTTTCTAAGTAACGAAAAATTCTATTAATATCTAATTTGCCAATTTCATAGTTTTCAAACAAAGCCAAAATTTGGTTATCATTATATTTATTTTTAAGGTCTATAAAAAACCCAAACAAGTCCTTTTTATCCATAGCCAGTTTTTGACATAACTTTTGAATAAAAAGCGAATTATTATATTCAGTAGAATACTTGGTTAATACCTTAGTAAACCTCACCTCAGTTGGGTTAAAAACAGGTTTCTTTGTAAAGTGTTCGTGATATAGCTTATTATTTTTAAATGTTTTAATAAGAGAACTCATTTCATTAAACTGCCATATTTGTTTTTGGAATGTAATTCTATCAATATAATCTGCAAAACAAATGTTTTCCAGTTGTGAGGTGTAAAATGGAATAGATTCTTTTTTATCTATTTTGTCTATTACATCAATAATATTTTCGTGCCATAGTAGACCTACACTCGTTCTATCTGTTTCATTCATTATATTAACATGTTCATTAATGGTGTAATAATTATTCATAAGTTTATTTGTAATTTTTTTTGTATCGTCATTATAGGATTTTATTTGAAACAAATTTTCAATAATATCAGATTTAAAAATATTGGGATTATTTCTTTGTAAATTATGAATACTATTGATTTTTCTTAAATCACCTTGAACATAATTGACAATTTTTGTTGTATTCGTTTCATCAATAGCAGGCAGAATCGTTTGAACAATTTGGTAAATTTGTGGCATAGTCGGCGGGTTAAGTTCAACTGTGTTACAGACTTTCATAAGTTCTTTAATTTTTTTATCAACGCGATAATTACCTATACAAATAATAGGATTCATAGTTACTTCTTCTAGCCTTTGTTTTTTTGTTTTTTTCGGGCGAATCAGTTTAATTAACGTATTAATGCCACCTTTGTCGCCATTATTCATTCCATCAATCTCGTCCATAATAATAGCAATTTTACGTATTTTTTTATTAAAAAGACTCATAATATTTTTATCAGACATAGTATGTTTTGTAATATCTTCAATAACAGATGTATTTCTAATGTCGCCTGCATCATATTTTATTATATCGTAATCCATTTCTTTTAAAATATTAGTTACGAAAGTTGTTTTACCAGTTCCAGGGTCACCATAAACATAAATGCCTTTTTTTATTAAAACGTTGTGCTTATTTTTTTCAAAAGAAATAAGAATATCTTTAATGCTATTTGCTTTATCTTCTCTGCTTAATATTTTATTTATATTTAAATCATTCATCTTATATATTTAATAATATTCTTTTTATGTAGATTTTTACATAATCCAAGTTTTTTTAAAAAAACGTTCATTATTTTTATACAACTAATTGAATCATTTTCAATGCAATAATTTATAACAAAATAGGCATAATTTTTAAATATCATATTCTTATATAAATAATTTGTAATTTTAACCCATTTTGACTCATTTTCATTTACTATTCTTTCAAAAACAAAATCATTGTCTCTCTTTATTACATCTCTGATATAGTTTTCATAATTACAAATATATTTTTTGATGACAGAATGATATAAAATATAATGAGTTTTATCTATAAATACAAAAATATGCAGTGGAATGAATTCTTTAATTACGTTTATTAAATCTTCAGGTAATTTATTTATATTTATTATTAATTCATCCATTATAAATATATATTTTTTTATATTTATATATTTATAATATTTCTAACAAAAGTATCATGTAAAACATCCGCATTATTTATTTTCTATAAAAACGTGAACATTACTTAAATTAACTACTTGTTTGACAAGGGTTATTAACACCATACGTTATACCGTCCCAAGTAACACCGCAGTTAGTTGCCCAGTTATATTTAGCGCAAGCACTATTACTACCAGTAAAAGGAGCATTGTTAAAATTCATCGCAGACTTGCAAGTTCCTAAATTCATAACATTATTGCAAGTTGCATTGTTTCCAGAACCATCCATTTCCCAATAATCAGGACATTGCGCAACAATTGGTGGCCATGTACTATCTTTCGCATTGCTTAAAGCGACACCAATAAATATTAGGGCTAGTATTAAAATAATAATAGCGGCGAATAGAACTACTTTTTGAAATCCGTTCATATATAAATTAAATATATATAATTTTTTCTATTTGAGTAATATAAATGAATAAAGTAAATAATGGA